CGCTAGTTGAACATCTGGAAACCAGTGTTCCCATCCTACAGTCTTATGAACCGGTCGGTATACTCGGAACCAACGTTGGCTCCTTTTTACCTTCACGTTCCAATGGGACTGAGAATCGTGTATTAGCAGATCATTCAGATCTGCAGGGCCACGACACCCGCGGATATCACCTGGTATAGCAGATAAGCAAGCAGCCCAAGCACGCTTGAGCATAGGCCAACGGTGAGCGTTAATAGCGTCACCGTAAGCCATCCTGCGAATGCCGTTTGCCAGGGCGATCCAGTCTTGGGGTTCATTGGGTAATTCCTTTAAGTAGTGGGGCCTCACGGCCGTACCTTTAAAGAAATCCCCGCCACAAGACTCACGGAAGGGGCCATCCAAGAATGTCTTCTTAGAATTGGGCTCAAACCCGAAGAATTTGAGGGCACCTATTACATCTTGCGCAATACCTGAGGGAACGATAATATCATCCCCGTATACGAAACTATCGACGCCGACCCTGCCTCCACATGCATGCACGATGGAGGCGAAGATGAGCGTTTCAAGTTCGAAGGTAAAGCCATTTCCCATAGAGGAGAATTTTTCAAGATAGAACCATTTCCCGGACATAAACGTTTTTTTAAAACGTAGATCATCCAAGAGGTCAAACCATTCTTGTGATAGAAAGAGTTTGACGAGATTCTTTGAAACCGTATCACTAGCGTTTGACAGGTCGATCGTAGCTAAGCTGCCGTCTTTCGAGGCGAGCCGTGCAAGATCGTTGTGTCGTTTCTGACCTAAAGAGGGATTCAGGAAGTCCTTCTTCCCCCTCAGGTCAAGGTTCGTCTTCCGAAGAAGGCGACCTTTCAAGTATGCTCCCACTGCAAGCTGGAGGGAGATGTTCATACTCGGCTCGACACAAATGCCGCGCTTTTTGTTCATGTCTTTGGGTATCGATGTGAATCGGTTTCCCGGGACGATGAGTGGGCGACAAACGCTGTTGTTACGTGCATAGAGCGCGCGACCCCAAGCTGTGGGCATGATGAATGCTTTAGCAAGGTCTGTGGCGCTGCAAGTAACAGTTGGTTGAGAAGTCATTTTGTCAGGCACGGTAGCGAGCGGCTGACGGTCGTTGAACGTTGCACCGCCCCCGAACTTCGGTTCGAGGGAGTCCGGCAGCGGACCTAGCACACGTTTTATGTATTTTTTACACTCTGAGATAAAATCAAAGAGCGCCATATCCTCAAGTGCAAGGTTGCACTGATGGAGGTAAGGATACAGTCGAACGTTTGTTTTGGCACACTGCTTTTCCAGGGACAAAAAATTGTCACACGCTTGCTTACTGAGGGTTTGCGAATCCCCAGGTATATTGAGCTTCCGAAGAAACTCAACCGCAGCGTAGTCCTTGAAGAACTCTTCAGGACACTGGTATTGGTGCGGTTCCACCGCGATCTGCGATAGTTCCCTTAACGTACCACGATTGACTATTTTCATAACCTTTCTTGATACGTCAGTGTCAAGGTCCTTCATGAGAAGGGAGACCACTTCATACAATTGGTTGCATAAAGGCGACTGATTCATAATGGTTCCTTAGTTACGAGGCGTTATAGCCCGTTGCCAGGATTTCCTGAATCAATGCATGCTTGACGAGGTTCGCAAAAACCACGGCGTTGTCCGTCGGGTCGCTACCCAGAATATTAAGCGGCAC